ATCAAATTTAGAACAAGCTGAAAGAGTTACTCATGTTATCAAAATGAATGAGATTGAGTTAGAGAAGAAGAAAGCTTTAGGTCTATATCGTGATGTAGAATTACAACCTCATGATGACACCAGTAATATTCAAGATAAGTATGATCAAATCGATGGCACAAAAGCAACTGCTTATAAATCTGATGAATACACTTTGTTTGAATGTCACTGTTATTTAGATATACCAGGATTTGAAGATGCAAACGGAATGAAGCTTCCTTACATTGTCACTGTTGATGAGGGATCAGGTAAAGTTTTATCTGTCTACAGAAACTTTGACGAGAAAGATCCTTTAAAGAAAAAGAAAGATTACTTTGTACATTACAAGTTTTTACCTGGGCTAGGTTTTTATGGCTATGGATTAATACACATGATTGGTGGATTATCCAAAACCGCAACACTTGCATTAAGACAGCTTCTTGATGCAGGAACCTTGAGCAACTTACCCGCAGGTTTTAAAACAAGAGGTTTAAGAATACGTGATGACGATCAACCCTTACAACCAGGTGAATTCAGAGATGTGGATGCACCAGGAGGATCTATTCAAGGTTCTTTAATTAATCTTCCTTACAAAGGTCCCGATCAAACCCTTTTTCAACTTCTTAATTTCTGTGTCGGGGCTGCAAAGAATTTTGTCAGTGTAGCAGATGCAAAGATTGCTGACATGGGTTCAAACAATCCTGTTGGCTCTACAATTGCTATGTTGGAGCGTGGTTCAATGGTCATGTCTTCTATTCATAAAAGATTACACTATGCACAAAAAGAAGAGTTTCAGTTATTAGCTCAGGTATTTAAATTATTCCTACCTCCTATTTATCCTTACGCAACTTCAGGTGCTAATATGATGGTCAAAGTGACAGACTTTGATGATCGTGTAGATGTCATTCCTGTATCTGATCCAAATATTTTTTCCATGGCTCAACGAGTTGCATTAGCACAACAACAATTACAATTAGCTCAATCAAATCCACAGATCCATAATGTAAGAGAAGCGTATAGAAGAATGTATCAAGCTTTAAATGTTCAAAACATTGATCAAATTCTTCCCCCTCCTCCTCAACCAGCACCACAAGATCCTGCTACTGAAAACGCAAACGCTTTAAGAAGTCTTCCTATTCAAGTTTTTCCTGGACAAGAACACGAAGCTCATGTCCAAGCCCATAGATTTTTTATGTCTAGTGCTTTGGTAAAAAGTAATCCTGCTATTTTAGGAGTTTTACAAGCTCATATTAGTGATCATATATCAAGCATGGTTAGAGAAAAAGTTAATGCTGAAATTGAACAAAAGATTCAGGCACAGATTGCTCAACTACAAAGACAATTAGCACCTGAAGAAATTCAAGCCATCCAACTTGAAGCAGAAAAAATTATTGCTGTAAAGATTGCAGAAGAAACAGCTAAACTTGTTACTGAAGAGCAACTGACTTTAGATGGAGCTGGAGAAGATCCTTTAATAAAACTCAAAGAAAGAGAATTAGATCTTCGAGAAATGGATATTTTAAGAAGAGCCTCAGAAGATCAAGATCAAATGGAACTTGATAGTATGAGATTGATGCAGAAAGATCAGATTGATCAAGAAAAAGTAAAAATTTCACAAGAAAGAAATGATATCAATGCAGCAAAGGCAATGAGTAAATAATGGCTACAACAAAAAAATCTACTAAAACGTACAAACCTATCACAAAGAAAAAATTAGTTACAAAATATGGTAATATTCTGAAAGGAACTCCTTCTTCAACAGGTATGAAAAATTCTAATAAGTTCTTAACAAAAAATATAGATACAAAATCAAGGATGAACTTGATGAAAAAGAGAAGAGTATGACAAAATCTCAAAAAAAAGTTAAGAAAGTTATGAAAGAATTTAAAAAAGGTAAATTAAATATAGGAAAGTCAAAAAAACCCGTAAAATCAAGAAAACAAGCTATTGCAATAGCTTTATCTGAGGCAGGAAAATCAAAATAAAATGAAACATGAAGAACAATATAATCGATTTATGGATGAGATCATGAAACAAACAGATAAAATGTGTAAAAGTTCAGATGATCAAATTCTTGCTGCTACATCTATGATTTATTGTGCTAGAATTATATTTGAACAATTTTATGGCAAGGAAATGGCTGTTAATTTGATTGACAGTTTAGGTGGATCGAAGGTAGACTTCGACAAACCAACAATGCATTGAGGTAAAACATGGAAAAACAAAACAAAGTCGTAGACAAGGACCAATATCAGGTAACTGATGGTAAAAAGGTTCCTTTTAAGACTATGGGCAATGAACCAAGTGGTAAAACACGAGGTCAATACGCTGTTCAGGTTAAAAAGGTACCATTCAAAGGAGTATTCTAATGGATATGATTAAAAAACTTTGGAATGACCACCCAAAAAAGAAGTGGTTAATCGTAGGTCTCGTAATAGGTTGGGCACTCGCTCAATATATTTAATTAATGTTATCTAAATTATTAGGTGGATCTTTAGTAGACACTGTCGGTAAAGTTATTGACAGTGTCCACACTTCAGAGGAAGAAAAAGGTCAAATCAAAATAAAACTTCAACAATTAGAAAACGAAATTAATTCTAAACAAATGGATATTAACTTAGCTGATGCTAAGTCTACTGCTACAGGTTTTGGTGGTATGATGCAGCGGTCGTGGCGCCCCCTCATCGGGATGTCCTGTGCTCTAGCTATATTTTGGGAGTACGTCTTAAAACAATTCTTAGTATTTATATTGGCAGCATTTAGTGTTGAACACGCACCTTTACCCGAGCTTGACATGTCGACTTTATTCCCGCTTGTCACAGCCTTGCTCGGAATGGCGGGCTTACGTAGCTTCGAAAAAAGTAAGAAAATTACGAAATAGTGCAAACAAATATATATTCAGCAATTTTACGATTAATAACTACTAGACAAGACGACATAAAGTCTGTACTTATTGATGGAAACGTAGAGAATTGGGACAAATATCAATTCCTAGTTGGGCAACTCACTTCTCTTCGCAAACTCGATTCAGATGTTAGGGATCTTTATCGCAAATGGGAGGTAGACGATGACGTCGACAACGGGGCTGATTATGCCCAAAGAAAAAAAGATAGTGGGACTTAATCCTGCTGAGAAAAAAGAAGAAAAAAAGACCGATCTTAATAAAGTTCCAAAGCCCACAGGGTGGAGACTAACTGTTCTTCCCTATAAAGGTGTAGGAAAAACTAAAGGTGGTGTCTTATTAACAGATAAAGCCGTAGAAGAGCAACAGATTGCTTCTGTTTGTGCTTTAGTCCTAGAAACTGGACCTGATGCCTATGCAGACAAGGATAAATTTCCACATGGACCTTGGTGTAAAAAAGGTGATTGGGTAATCATTGCAAGATACGCAGGCTCTCGAATTAAAATTGAGGGTGGCGAACTTAGAATTTTAAATGATGATGAAATTTTAGGGACTGTTGAAAGTCCTGAAGATATTTTAGGAGTATATACATGAACGAAGTAGATAGACAAGTTGCTGAACTTCAAGCTCAGTCTGAACAAAAACAAAAAGCTGAGTATTCTGTCGAGGTAGAGAGTGAAGAGGTCGCTGCACCTACAGAAGAAAAGGAAGTTGAGATTCCTCAAGAGAGTAAAACCTTTGAAGCTGAGGTAGAAGAAGTACAGGAAGAACCTGTTGAACAGAAACCAAAACAAGAAGAGGTAAAAACTGAGGAAGAACCTAAAGAAGATTCAAAACAAAATTATAGTAAGTCCGTTCAGAAACGATTTGATGAATATGCTTACCAATTAGGTGAATCAAGACGACGTGAAGAAGAAGCAATAAAAATTGCTCAAGCTATTAAAGATGAAAGAGATAAAGTTCAAGAAGAACTCTCTAAAATTAATAGTGGTTATGTCAATGAAATGGGCGGACGTTTAACCGGGTCTATGGAAGCTGCAAAAGCAAAGCTTAAAAAGGCAGTGGAAGACCAGGATTCAGACGCTATGGCCTCAGCACAACTAGAAATAGGAAAATTAGGTGCAGAGCAAACTCGTTATGAGCAAATAAAGGCTCAAGAAGAGGCTAGAGTAACCGCTCCCAAGCAAGAAAAACAGGTAGAAATACCTCAATCTCAACCACAATCTGCTGTTAAAGATCCTAAAGCTGAGTCTTGGGCAGCGAATAATGAATGGTTTGGTTCAGATAAAGTCATGACAAACGTCGCATATGCGATTCATGAAGATTTAGTCAATCAAGGTGTTGATCCAAGAACAGATTACTACTATACTGAGATTGATAAACGTATGCGAGATAATCTCCCGCATAAGTTTGAACAAGATTCTTCAACCGAAGAACCCGCAAAGCAACAGCCCGTCCAGACCGTTGCAAGCGCACATCGAAACAGAGGCACAGGACGCAACGTAGTTAAGTTGTCAAGTACAGAAGCGGCTATCGCTAAACGACTTGGTCTTTCCAACGAGCAATATGCGTCGGAAAAACTAAAGTTACAGAGGAGGTAACGTTATGATAAATAAAACACCTAGATCTGCATCCACAAGGGATAAAGAAGCACGCAAAAAAAACTGGCAACCACCAAGCTCGCTTGAAACACCGACACCGCCTGAAGGTTTTAAATTCAGATGGATTAGGGAATCAGTAAGAGGATTTGAAGATAACAAAAATGTTATCGGTCGAATTAGACAAGGCTACGAACTTGTCAGAGCCGACGAATATCCTGATTTTGATTTTCCTACTGAGTCTGAAGGAAGACATAAAGGTGTTGTTTCAGTGGGAGGATTATTACTGGCAAAGGTGCCATTAGAGATCGCAGCGGAGAGAGATCAATACTACTCCGATCAAACAGAACGTCAGCAGGAAGCTGTTGATAACGATCTTCTAAAGGAGCAACATCCTTCAATGCCAATTAATAAGCCCGAGCGACAAACTAAAGTTACGTTCGGTGGCTCGAAGAAAAGTGAATAATTTTTAATCGACCTAAATGTAACGCTTACTAATAACAAATACTTTAAGGAGTAATAAAATGGCAAACTTAAGTTCAGGTTTCGGATTCCGACCAAGTAGAATGCTCGGCAGTGGTTATAATACTACTGGTCAAACTGAGTACACTATTGGTAACAATGAAGGATCCGCAATCTTTCAAGGTGATCCAGTTATATTAGTAGCGAATGGTGCTATTGATATTGGATCAACTGCTGGCGCAGAGCTTCTGGGTGTGTTTAATGGTTGTGAGTATGTTGACCCAACAACTAGCAAACCAACATTCAGCAATCACTATCCAGGAAGCATCGCTGCAGACAATATAAAGGCATTCGTCATCGACAACCCAGATGCGGTTTTCGAAGTAAAATGTGATGACGCTAATGCAGCACAGGCCCAAGTTGGTACAAACTGTAATATCGCAACTTACGCAGCAGGATCCACCATATCAGGTGTATCAGGCGTTAAAGTTGATGGTAGTAGTTTTACAACCAACGCAGGGGGTAATTTAAGAGTAGTAGGTCTATCTACAGATCCAGACAATAATGATTTTTCATTAGCAAACGCTAACATTCTTGTCAAAATCAACCTACACTCACTAACTGATACTACAGGCATATAGGAGGTTAAATTATGGCTATATCTAGAAGTCAACTCGTTAAAGAGTTAGAGCCAGGTCTAAACGCACTGTTTGGTCTGGAGTACGCACGATACGACAATGAACATGCTGAGATCTTCGATGCTGAGTCATCTGACAGAGCATTTGAAGAAGAGGTAATGTTAGCAGGTTTCGGAACCGCCCCAACCAAAGAAGAAGGTGAAGGCGTATCTTTCGACACAGCTAATGAAACATTCACAGCACGCTATACACACGAGACAATCGCACTTGCATTCTCAATCACCGAGGAAGCTGTAGAGGATAACCTTTACGACAGACTCGCTGCGAGATACAC